AAGTACGGCTTAGGCCAGTAGTTAGAAAAAGTTAGAGTTGACATCTTGTGGAATCAATCTGAACACTATATAATAAAGGAAAGCTGATTCGAAATGAGTAGACATGACGTATCCTTCATCTGTTGCAAACTTCATCGAAGCAAATCTTGTCCATTCGATCCATGTAACCGAGCGTAGGAGTTTCAGGGGTTGCAGACGCAGGTGGAACTGGGTCTTTCGTGACCTATTCTATCCCCTTGTAACGCCCAAACCTCTTGAGTTCGGTGTCGCCTACCACCTTGCTGCTGAACACTGGTACAATCCAGACACGTGGGGAATCGACGACGAATCTCGTGAACTAGAAACCCTATACGTCTTCAAACGTGCTTGCCAAAATCAAATGAAGGAGTACAAGGCTAAGGTCGATGCAGGTCTCGTAACTCAGTTCGATTCGGACTATGATGTGACCGCCGACTACGACGCCCGTGTGGAGCTCGGTCAAGGCATGCTCCAGCAGATGTTCAAGCAGTCTTACGAGCTAGACAAGGACTTTCGCCCAGTAGGGGTAGAAGTTCCTTTCGAAGTACCCATCACGCACGAAGGCAAGCAGCTCTGGTGTAAGTGCACTCGCTGTTGGCGTAAGTATATGCACTGGGCTAACGCTGACCCTAATCGGGAATTTGTCAGAGAGAACTTTGACTTTGATATGTGGCCAGGACTACTTGTAACGTACGGCGGACGTATTGACTGCCTCTTCGAAGACCTCTACGGGAAGATCTGGGTAGTCGACTGGAAAACCGCAATGAGGCTGTCATCTGGTGAACCTGGTTCGCAGGACGACTTCCTATTGCTCGACGATCAAATCACTTCGTACTGCTGGGCTCTCTGGACGCTAAATGTCGATGTAGCCGGCTTTATCTACCACGAACAAAAGAAGTCTATTCCTACCGAACCCGAACCTCTCAAAAGGCCGTACAACGGAAGACTATACAGTACCAACAAGTCGAACGACTTCGAGCATGACGTCTACTTACAGACAGTGAGAGAAGGTGACCCTGGAGGGTTCGCACGAGGGTTGTACGACGAGTTTCTAGACTACCTACGCATCGAAGGAGGCGTATACTACAAGAGGCACCAAATTCATCGCAACGAACATGAACTGCAACATGCTGGGCTAAACATAGCACTTGAAGCGCTCGAGATGACTAGCGCTGACCTAAGGCTCTACCCATCTCCAGGACGATTTGCTTGCAACGGATGCGCTTTCAGAGAGCCATGTATGGCGGTCAATCGTGGCGAAGACGTAGACTATACGCTCAATTCACTATACGAGAAACGGACTAAGGCCTACTACGAAACCGACAAACCAAATACTGACAAACCGTTACGAGGATAACATGTCGAGATTCAGCCACTATGAGACAATGTTTCGACAAGCGATCCTAGAACAGCCTTGCTCTCGTTGTGATGCAGCTAAAGGTAAGCGTTGTGTTACAAAGAACGGCTATCTTCTCGACGTAGTTACATGTCATATTGAACGTCGTCGCTACGCAAAGGAAAAAGTCAGAATAGCAATTCAGGAGACATCATGAGTAACAGCTGGGCAAACGAAGTAGAATGTACAGCCTGTGGAGCACCTGTAGGACAAGTATGTAGAACTAAGACGAAAGGTGTTCCATGTCTACCTCACGCTTCTAGAATTCGCGCATACAACAAGGTCCATGGCAAGTGGTATCGTGATCTTTATCCCGGACGCTGCTGAATAGGGAATTAAATAGATGACTGTAGTAGATTTGACGCCTTCGCGATTAGGTGGTCTACCTCTTCGACGAGTATCCGAAATGCCTCCCAACTTCAACCTTCTCGTCTATGGAGAACCTGGAGTAGGAAAGACTCGACTATGTGCTTCTGCTGATGAAGTTGCAGAAATGCGTAAGGTCCTCATCTTAGACGTAGATGGGGGTGTGCGTACAGCTCAAAACGTCTTTCCTAACGTCGAGTACCTCTCTGTAACCAAGTGGGATCAGCTGCAGAGTATTTACAACGATCTCAGAGCAGATGCTAGCCATGGATTCCGTACAGTCGTCCTAGATACAGTTACGGAAGCCCAGAAGATAAACATGGTTGGCATTATGAAGACTGCAGCCGTTAAGGCTACCGAAAAAGGCGAGCAGCGAGATGAAGAAGTTCCAGGACTTCGAGAATGGGGCATCTCGAGTGAGCAGGTACGCCGTATGATTCGTGCCTACCGAGATCTACCTATCAACTTCCTGATGACGGCTCACGTTAAGGACGACAAGGATGAGCGTACTCAGATCACGAGGAGGTCTCCCGATCTGCCTGGTAAGTTAGCTAGGCAGATCGCGGGCTTCTTCGACATTGTGTTCTACATGTATCAGAGGGAGGTACAGAGAGACGGAACCGACGGACAGAAGATATCAAAGACACTACGGCTTTTGACTTCGACATCAACTGACCGAGTGACAGCAAAGGACAGGACAAGCAGACTACCAGCAGTCACACAAGATCTATCCATGAAGTTCATCTACGCAACTGCCAACGGAGGAAAGAGTGAGTAACCCAACAGTCGTCGACGACTTCGACCCTAACACTGTGCCTGACGATCTCGGTCCAGAGGGCGATACTTTCGACACTAGCTCTAGTACCGAACTGTCTGCTGAAGAACTATCGGTCAATTTCACCGACGCTGAAGCGGCTGCCGAATCGTTCACGCTTCTCCAGCCTGGGCGCTACCAGGTAGTCATCAGCAAGATCGAAATTGGCCGGTCGACGTCGGTCAAGAACCCTGGCAAGCCTTTCTACAAGGTGGTTTACACTATCACAGATGGACCGGCTAAGGGCCGTAAGTTGTTCGACAACATCATGCTGTTCGAGGGCGCTCTGTATAGTCTCTCCCAGCTGCTGAAGGCTATCGGCGTGCAGATAGGACGCGGCGTAACCAAGATCCCGACAGTTACGGAACTTCTGGATCGTGCGCTTATCGTTCGAGTTATCGTCGAGCCTCCGAAGACTGTAGCAGGTAAGACCTACGACTCACGCAATACCGTCAAGGGCTACTTCCCAGCGGCAAGCGCTCGTGCGGTTGCTGGAGAGGACGACCTCGAGCCGTAAGACAAGATAATAATCGATGTAGTAGGAGAGTCTTCCACCTCGGGAAGACTCTCCTACTACCGATTCATCCGAGGGGGTGAGGTATGGATCTTGCAGGTGATCGTGGGCCTGCATATCAGATTCAACGTGCCTTCTTTCGGACGCTGTTTAGGGGATGTGCTGGATATGCAGTCATAGGGTTGCTCTCACGCGGTGCTAGTAATCGAATGACACATAAGTTCTTCCAAATGCCTGAGCAGCTTGCGACGATGCTTGACAGCATCGAAGAGGCGATGAGTACAAATGTGGACATCTACTTCTGTCCTCAGCTTTTTAGCTCCAAGAAAGTTAGCAAGGAAAGCGTATCGGTTTGTCCAGCGTTATGGGCCGACTTAGACGAGTGCTCGCCGGACAACCTCGAAGAAAAACCATCGTTCGTAGCCGAGACATCGCCTGGTAGGTATCAAGCTCTCTGGATACTCGATCCTAGACCAAGTGTAGGAGAGGCCGAAGATTTTAGCAAGCGGATCGCCTACAAGTACGCAGAGCAAGGCGCGGACTTGTCCGGGTGGGACCTCACGCAGCTTCTACGCGTACCCGGCACCATTAACCGGAAGTACTTCGACGGTACTGATGCGATACGAGTTCAACTCGTCGCCAACAACTTTGGCATGTACAGACTTGCAGAGCTTGAGCAAACGCTTCCACCGGTAAAGATCTCTGACTACGAAAAGATACCCTTTCCGGACGTTCTCCCAGATATTCCAGCAGCTAGGATTATGGAGAATTATAGGTTCAAGCTTCCGAATCGCGCCTTTATTCTCTTTACAGAACCGCCTCAAGGACCAAGTTGGTCAGAGCCGCTATTCCAGCTGATGATGCAATGCTACGAAGCAGGAATGAGCAGAGAGGAGGTATTCGTTGTAGCTACTGCTGCTGCGTGTAATAAGTTCGCACGTGACCAACAGAGTCCTACCTATCTATGGCAAGATGTTTGTAGGGCTTGGGGTAGGCATAATGCGAATGTACATGCTTTGCGAGCAGTGTCTGAGTCACCGGTAGATCTCCTTACTGCCGAAGAATTCGAGAGGGTAAAAGATAAGGTAACGTTTGTTGAACGCTACATAGAATGGGCCACAGGGTTAGGGGACGCTGCATCTCAATACCACCAAGCAGGAGCATTCGTAATCCTAAGTGGACTACTATCAGGGAGTATCAGTCTTCCTACATCGTTTGGTAGGCTGATACCGAACCTCTGGTTTATGATTCTTGCAGACACCACATTAACACGTAAATCGACAGCGATGGACATAGCTGTCGATTTACTAGCAGAAGTAGACAGCGAAACAATAATGGCAACCGATGGATCTATCGAAGGATTACTACAAGGTCTCTCTACCAGACCCGGAAGGCCTTCCATCTTTCTCCGTGACGAGTTCAGCGGTCTACTTGAGCAGTTCACTAAGCGCGACTACTATGCTGGCATGGCTGAGACCTTAACCAAGCTCTACGACGGAAAGATTCAGAAGCGAGTTCTTCGCAAGGAAACGATTGAGGTTATCAACCCTGTACTAATTGTCTTCGCAGGAGGAATTAGGTCTAGAGTTCAGCAGCTACTCAAGTTCGATCATATCAGTTCTGGATTCATCCCACGATTTGTCTTCTTGACAGCCGAGACAGATACTGCTAGGATCCGTCCTCTTGGACCTCCTTCGGAGCAAGACACGGCCGGTCGAATACAACTACTTGCAGAGATGCGCGAGCTGAGCGACTTCTACAGTGGCAACGAAGTCTATGAGACAGCTAACGGAACAAAATTACAGAAGCCTAAAACCTATCAGGCTAGGCTAACACCAGAAGCGTGGACGAGATATAACGAATTCGAAAAGAGAATGTTAGATGCAGGAATGGACACAGAACGTCCAGACCTAATGACTCCTCTGTACGACCGCTTAGCGAAATCAACATTGAAGGCAGTAGTTTTACTAGCAGCAACTAGTCAGAGGAATGATGAAGTCGTCATCTCCCTAGATGACGTCCTTCTAGGAATCAGGTATGCTGCGGGCTGGAGAGAATATGCTGTAGATGTAGTGAACGGTGTAGGCAGAAGCGCAGTAGAGCACCAACTGGATGCGATCTTTGGGAACATTAGGCGCAATCCAGGCATTAGTCGAGGTGTTCTCATGAGAAACTACCATTTGACAGCTCTCGAGGCATCTGCAATCTTCAATACACTGGAACAGCGTGGTCTGATCACACCTAGTAAGGTAGGAAAGGCAACGGTTTACAATGCATCCTAGTCCACTACAACGCGTAATGCTTGCTGACGTTAGTAAGCGCAGTAGGTATGAAGCTGAACCGGCTAGAAGTCCTCAAGCCATGAAGATTCCTAACTGCGTCGCTATCGTATCAGGTGGTCTTGACAGTATAACAATGGTGTACCACTTGATATCACTAGGGTACACCCCGCACATGATCAGCTTCGACTATGGACAGCGACACAAGACTGAACTAATTTACGCATATAGAATCTCGAAGCAACTTCTACTTCCTCACAACGTCCTCCATCTGCGTGCTATTACGCCGTTTGTTAGTAACAGTGCTCTCACATCGCTAGCCTCGGGAGACTACGTAGGAGAAGATGGGAAACCCTTTACTCATAAAGGTATCGAGATTCCTGAAGGCCACTACGCTGAAGAGTCCATGAAGGCGACCGTTGTTCCAAACCGGAACATGATGATGATTGCAATTGCTGGTGCGATAGCAGTTAACTATAGGTATCGTACAGTTGCAATTGGTGTTCATTCTGGTGATCACTTCATCTACCCTGATTGTCGTCCCGGATTTATAGAGGCAATGAACACAGCACTTCTTCTAGGCAATGAAGGTTTCAGCGCATTCGAAGGTGGCTTTGCTGAAAGGCCTCGACCTGCAGGTTGGAATGAGGGAATCGAGGATTTTGCAACGCTAGATGATCTTCCCGCTGCAGGAAACGTAGGTCCTGGTGCTCTATTTGCACCTTTCTTGCACTACAGTAAGACTGACATCGCATACCGTGCACTGGAACTAGGGGTTCCTTTGCATCTCACCTGGTCTTGTTACAAGGGTGAAGACAAGCATTGTGGGCGCTGTGGAACTTGTGTCGAGCGTCTCGAGGCGATTGATGGTGCGATTAAGCGCCTTCTCGGGCTGCCTCAGGAAGAATATGACCGCTTATATGAAATGAACTGGCGCCCTGGTCAGGCCTTTGACATGACCGAGTACGAAGACGAAGAGTATTGGCGAGTAGTAGTACACGACAGAGAAAGGAACGTAGACAACTAATGCCTGACGAAAACTGGCAAGGTACTGCTTTTCTACCGAGTCACCCTCCTACTATGGCTAGCTCTCCAGAAGATGCAAAGGTTCTGAGAGAGGTAGCTGACGCCTCGCACGAAAACGAAGCTCCACACGCCGATGAATCGAAGGCAGCGTCATATCCACCCGAGGCCTACCTTAGCGATGCAATGAAGCGAATGAATCTGCGAGTTCAGTACCGGGCTTGGTATCACAGACTCGTTCGGAACCCTGAAGGCCAAGTCGTAACCTTAGACATGATAGCAAACGAACTAGTCGACCTCTACTTTAAGTTCAAGGAGGTGGGGTACTAGTTGGACAAGATGCCAGTCTTCGTGCTTAAGGCTCAGGATAGACTTACCCTATTTGCTGTTGCTCATTACCTAACGTTGTGCGAAGTCGCCGCTTGTGATGAGCAAGCCTTAGAGGTTAGAAAGGCATTGAAGGAGATCGCTGACTGGCAGACTCGTAATCCTGAAAAGTTGAAGTTTCCGGACCACAAACACGTGTCTGTCGATGAGTTGGAGGACTAGTGGGACGCCTTGGCGCGTTTACAGTTATGATCGTGAGGCACAACATCGAAGTCGCCCATAGATTATATGAGATGTCCGGGAAGTGTGAACAGATTCACGGACACTCGATGCATGTAGAACTTCTTCTTGAGGGCTACTTAGGGCCTCGAGGTGTAATTCACACGTACATATCGGGCCAACCACTCGAATTCGGTCAAGTCAAGAAAGCATTCAGAGGGTTTCTGGATATTACGTTTGATCATCATCTCCTGCTTAACGAAAACGACCCTTTTGCAAGACCCCTGCGCGTTCCTAGTGAACCTGTTCCGGTGCCAGACATTCGCCAAGGTCTTAGAACACAGACTCAGTACTTACCCGGTCTCCAACCGATGCCAGGCGATCCGACAACTGAGAACATTGCACTTTGGATAGG